CTTGAAAGGGGTTGTCCCTTTTAAGTATGGTTGTGCCCCTGTTAAAGTGCGTTCAATGGAACCAAAGTTCTTTGATTATATGCATTCTGCAGCTAGCGACGAGGAGAAAGCTTTATATGATCCCAACTACAATGACAGAGTTTCAGTGTCAGGGTCGTGGGGGGCTCAATGGAGAGATTTCCAAGAAGCTTGTGACGATACATCTCATAAAATGTCTTACGAGAGAATTCGAAAGGTAATTTCGACTAGGTTTAGAGGTAAACTATTTTTACCTTATTTTCCTGAAGGCGTTCAGCCTGAAGATTGCCTTAGAGTGGAGACTAACCCAAAAGCTTCATGTGGCGTAATTAGCAGTAAATTCTTTGGGAAAACACACGCAGATGCTGATAAACATTTGCGCCCTTTAGCCGTTGAAATCTCTAGAATGGCTAGACATAGAATTATCGCTGATTGTTCCCTTTGGAATTTGGGTGGTAGAGATAGAAGACAGAAGAAGCATAAGAACGGTCCTCTTCGATCTAGGTTAATTATGATGCCCGATGGAATACCGAAGATTATTGGTCTTTCATTCGCATCTAAAATCTATGATGGTATGTCCCGACTTAATTATGGGAATTACAAAAATGAATGTCAGCTTGGCCGTAATGACTTTCATGGAAACTTCTTAAAGTATGAGGAATTCTTCCGGAAAAGAACTGGTGTAAATGTTCTTGAGGCTGATATTTCAAAGCACGATGCTAATACTAATGAAGTGACGATGGTAAGTGCGTTCTCGATGATTCGTTCTTGTTTCCCAGAATCCAATGAGATTGATAGAGTGTTTTTATATATGATGTCCGGTACGATTTTTAAGAATGTTGTAATACCAGGTAGATTTATATATAAACTTACAAAGTCGATCCCATCTGGGACTCCTTTTACTTCTATTTTGACTACACTTGTGAATTGGATAAATTGGTCTGCTGTTATTAGCAACACTTGGCTAGATCACTTAAATGATGATTTCCATCTTAATCTTTTCGGTGATGATACGATTCTTTCGCTGCCTGATTACGTGCAGCGCACTGAAGAGTGGTGGATTAAAGAATTTAAGAGTATATGTGGTTATGATTTAGATCCATGTAAGATATTAACTTTCCATGA